TGGCTGAACCTTGGCGACTCGTACATGAGCGCAAAGAACTGCGCCCCGCCCCCGCAGACGCAGGGCGGTCAGCGTGGAATGCCTTCAGACTTTGTTCCTGCGAACCGAAAGGATCAGAAGGGGCTGAAGACAAAGGATTTGATCGGCATTCCGTGGCGCGTAGCGTTTGCTCTGCAAGCAGACGGGTGGTATCTGCGGCAGGATATCATTTGGAACAAGCCTAATCCCATGCCCGAGAGCGTGGAAGACCGCTGCACGAAAGCGCATGAGTACATCTTCCTTCTGTCCAAGAAGCCGAAGTATTACTACGATCACGAAGCGGTCAAGGAACCCGCTCGTAACTGGGGAACCCGCGACCGCTCCGAGATGCGTGACGGCACCACCGATCCCAAACTAAAGCACCACGGGCTACAGGGCAAGGAATGGGAAGAGAATCCCATGAAGAACAAGCGGTCGGTGTGGACGGTGAACGCGAAGGGCTACAAGGGCGCACACTTTGCGGTGTATCCCGAAGACCTGATCGTGCCGTGTGTGCTTGCAGGATGTCCGCAGTGGGGCGTAGTGTTTGACCCATTCACAGGCAGCGGCACCACTGCTGTGGTGGCAATGAAGAACAATCGGCACTACATCGGGACTGAACTGAATCCCGAATATGTGAAGATTGCGGAAGAGCGTATTAAAGAATCAGTTCCACAAACTCTAGAAGGAATTCTGGAGTAATGTCTCCCGAACTGAAGCAATTCATTCTTGATCGCGCACTCGGAAAGACCACCATAGGTCTTGATCCTATGTGCGAGGAATTGTTTCAGATGTACATGAGTGATCCCAATTCGTCAACTCTTCGTGAGGCTGTTACTGTTCTTGTGGCTGGTTACGATCCTGTTGCAGGCAAGCATGGGAGGGACGCAATAGATCCTGCTAATGGAAATCCCAAAGAGGCTAAACCCAAGTCCTACACAGGAAAACCAACGAACGGCAGCGGATGCTTCAACGACTACACCCGCTCTCGTCTTGAAAAAGACGCGCAAGAAGGTCTTGATATTTTGCACTCGCTTTTCATCAAGGATAGGCTTGCGTATGTGGTGGAATTCAGTATCATGGCTGTCTACGAAAAACTAGACAATCAGATACGAGTGAACTGCGAAGAGAAAAATCAGAAATATGTACGCACGGCTGCGTGGGCATATTCCGATTGGATACACCACCCAACGATGCGTATACACTACATTGATTGGCAACTGCTACACGCGAATCCGCGCTGTATCAACGGGCAGATGTACAAGGCTTTCATGGGTCAGCAGATGATGAGCGGATACACTGCATGATACAGAATTTCCTGAACAAGCGGCATTCCACGCGGGCTTTGTCTGACGAGGAATTTAACAGCATTCTTCCTCAACTTGCGGTTGAATTGTCTGCTGTTGATTTCGTTCCGCGCTTCACGGAAGAAGAACTCCGAAAAGATTGGGATAGGCTACGGCTGTGGTCAGCAAATGGAACCCACATCAGCAGCACCTCTAGGGCAGGAATGAAGTTGTGTGAGCATTTTTTTCCGAACTTTTGGGATATAGAGGACAGCAAGGGCAATTCGTTTCGCAAACTGTGGGCAGATCCGCAGTTGCTTGAAAAGGTTCTGCGTTGGAACAGAAAATCTCATTCAACTCCGTATCTCTCCGAACTGCGGCGCGGAGTGTATTTCTGCGGAGGTCTTTGCAAGTCCACAATGTATCGTCCTCAGATTGCCCGACTTGTCACCAAAGGATGCGGCAGAGTTCTTGATCCGTGCATGGGATGGGGCGGGAGATTGCTTGGGAGCGTTGCTAGTGGAGCCGAGTATGTGGGATTTGATCCGAATACAGAGACATTCCGTCATCTGAATGAAATGGTTGAGTTTTTGGGAATACAGCACAAGGTTAGACTGATCTGCGATGATGCTCTGAACATGGACTCATACGATTTGGGTAAGTTTGATGTGGTGCTGACCTCGCCTCCTTACTTTGATCTTGAGGTGTATTCTCACGAAACCACACAGTCGGTTGCGTCTCGTACAACCTATGAAGCATGGAACAACGGATTCCTTGCACCACTCATACAGAAATCGGTTGCACATCTAAATGAGAACGGAAAGTCTTGTTGGAATGTGGCAAAAGTGAAGAACCACAATATGCGGGAAAGCGTGGAAACCGCCCACGCCGATCTTGGATTTGCAGCAATAAAAGAATACGGAGTTTCTTCATCGGCAAGACAAGTGAATCAGAGTGCTAGTAAAAACAAAAAGACGGTTGATCGGACAGTTGTATATTCAAGAAAGGATTAACATGAGCAATTTCAAGCCTATTGGAAAATGGATTTGGGTGCAGTCGCACCTTGGCGGTCAGAAGGAAACCGAAGCAGGCATCATCTACAATGAAGTAGTCAAAACTCAGTACATTTGGGCTACGGTTACCGCAATCGGTGATAAGATAACGGAAGACATCAAGGTCGGAGACAAGGTTCTGTGGGATCGCACCAAGAACCAAGGTCAGGGACATGATGGCGGTGATATGGTTCATCAGGACTGGATCGCACTCGTTGAGCGTTAAGGAGCATCGTGGACTTCTACACTTCCGTTGACATTCGTGGCAAGAACATCCTGTATCGGGGATGGAAGAACGGGCAGCGTCAGCACCTCCGTGTGCCGTTCTGTCCTACCCTCTACATCCCGTCCAAGGACGCAGGAGAGTTCACCACGATCAACGGCAAGCCCGTGCAGCCCATTCAGTTTGACGGCATCGGGGAAGCCCGCGAGTTCATTGACCGTTTCAAGGATGTCTCCAACTACGACATCTACGGAAACACCAACTTTGTGTACCAGTACCTTTACAAGGAGTTTCCCAATGAAGTCGATTACGACTTCAGCAGCCTCCGCATAGCCAACTTGGACATTGAGACATCGTGTGACGGCGGTTTTCCCACGCCATCCTCTCCCACGGAGCGGGTCATTGCAATCACGATCTCAATGGGTGACAAGACCTATGTGCTAGGCTTGGGAGACTTTCATATTGACGGCGAGGGAGTTTCCTGCATTCCTTATGATGACGAGCAAGAACTGCTTGCAGGGTTCATTGAACTGTGGAGGTTCCTTGATCCCGACATCGTGACGGGGTGGAACATCCGCTTCTTTGATATTCCGTACCTTGTGGCGCGGATGAACTACCTTGAAGAAGGATGGGGGAACTCCCTCTCGCCGTGGGGCAAACTCCGCGAGACTGTGGTGAATCGCATGGGACGCGACCAGACCGCGTATGTAATCAGCGGCGTTGCCACGCTTGACTACTTTGAACTGTATCAGACTTTCACCTATGTGAAGCAGGAGTCCTACTCCCTGAACCATATTTCCAAGGTGGAGTTGGGCGAAGAGAAACTGTCGTATGCGGAATACGAAACCATTCAGGAGTTCTACACACAGAACTTTCAGCGGTTCATGGAGTATAACTTCCAAGATGTGCGGCTCGTTGATCGCCTTGAATCCAAACTGAAACTCATGGAACTGGCGGTGGCGTTGGCGTATTCGGCGCGGGTGAACTTTGAGGATGTGTTCTCTCAAGTCCGCACATGGGATGCCATCATCCACCACCACCTGATGAGCAAGGGCATGGTGATCCCGCAGAAGACCGAGCAGAAGAAGGATGATCAGTACGCGGGTGCGTATGTGATGAATCCCATCGTGGGCAAGCACGATTGGGTGGTGAGTTTTGACCTGAACTCCCTGTATCCCCACCTCATCATGCAGTACAACATCTCTCCCGAGACAAAGCACCCGAATCCCGTGTGGCGGCGTGGAGCCATTTCTCCCGAGTCCATGTTGGCACGGAATCGCGGAGAGGCTGTGAAGGATTTCATTGATCCTGCGGAATATCTGAACTCTGCGAAGGCAGACGGCGTGAGCGTGGCGGCGAACGGCGTTGCGTTTGTGCGCGACCGCCAAGGCTTCCTGCCTGAACTCATGGAGAAGATGTACGCAGAACGCAAGCACTACAAGAGCCTGATGATCCAAGCACAGAAGCGGTTGGTGGATTTGGACAAGAATGCTCCCGCCGAAGAGCGGCGCAAGATTGAGTATGAGATTTCCAAGTACCACAACTTTCAGTTGGTGCGGAAGATTCAGTTGAACTCCGCATACGGCGCAATCGGCAATCAGTACTTCAGATTCTTTGATGTGGCACTTGCGGAAGCCATCACGCTTTCAGGTCAGTTGAATATTCAATGGATCGGTGATGCACTGAACCGATTCCTGAATCGCATCCTGAAGACGGAAGGCGAGGAGTATGTGATCTACATGGACACCGACTCCGTATACTTGAGACTTGGCAAGGTGGTGGATTCGTCCTTCAAGGGCGAACGCGACACGCAACGGGTGGTGGACTTCCTGAACGGATTCTGTGAGCGCGTGGTGCAGCCACAGATTGAGCGGGAGTTCGCCACCCTTGCGGACTCCATGAACGCCTACACCAACAAGATGGTGATGGGACGCGAAGTGATTGCAGAGGCGGGCGTGTGGACTGCGAAGAAGCGGTATATGCTGTCCGTGTGGGACTCTGAAGGTGTTCGCTACAAGACTCCGAAGTTCAAGATCATGGGCATTGAGACTGCGCGGTCATCCACTCCTGCGTATGTTCGCAAGGCACTGAAGACTGCCATTGAGATGGTGCTGATGCAGGACGAAGCCACGCTTCAGGAGTTTGTCCGCAAGACCGAACGGGAGTTCAAGTCTCTGCCCGTGGAGGAAGTGGCTTCTCCCCGTGGCGTGAACGGCATGGAGGAGTACTCCAACCCGCTCACCATCTACAAGAAGGGTACGCCCATCGCGGTGAAGGCGGCTCTGCTGCACAACCATCTTGTCAAAAAGATGGGCTTGAGCAAGAAGTACCGCACCATCGGTGAGGGCGAGAAGATGAAGTTCATCTACCTGAAGACTCCCAATCCCATCCACGAAGGCGTGATTGGTTTCCCCGTCACCATGCCGAAGGAGTTTGATCTTCAGAAATACATTGACTACGACACTCAATTCAAAAAGACTTTCCTTGAGCCTCTACGCGCCATCACCGATGCGATGGGGTGGAGTCCCGAGGAAAGAAATAGTCTTGAGTCTCTGTTTGCGTGATCGCTTCCCTACATACAGTATCTAACCCCTAACAAAAGGATTCGTAATGGCTACAAAGATCGTGAAGGTTCAGACTGGCGAAGAACTCATTGCTTCCGTGACCGAAAATTTTGAGGGCGACAAGGTTGTGTCGTATACCCTCAAGAATCCGTGCATGGTTGTTCCCATGCCCACGAAGGGCGGCGGTGCAAATATTGCTGTCGTGCCGTGGATGGCATCGGTAAAGGAGCAGAAGATGACGGTTCCTGCTTCCTATGTGATGTTCACGGCGGATCCTGCGACCGATCTTGCAAACGAGTTCAACGGTGCGTTCAACGGCATCGTGGTTCCCACCGCTGCTCCCGCAGGACTCAAACTCACCACCTGATGAGTACCCTAAATCTTGAATACTTGAAAGGTCTTCTCTCAAAAAGAAAAGACCTGCTGCGGCGTGAAACACAGCAGATGATCGTTGACAAACTTACGCCGTTGGATACAATACGGGCTAACGAGTCCGAGATGATGCTCATTGACGCACAGATGAAAGAATTGGAGAAAGCATGAAACTGAAGGACATTCTGAAGGCAGCAGGAAACAAGTACGCCACCGTAGCCTCTGACGGCTTGGAGGGCAGCGATGTAAAGGGATTCATCTCCACGGGATCGTATGCGTTCAACGCGCTGTTGAGCGGTTCCATCCACGGAGGAATGCCTGACAACAAGATCATTGCCCTTGCGGGTGAACAAGCCACGGGCAAGACCTACTTTGCCCTGAATGTGGTGCGTGAGTTCCTGAACTCCGATCCCAACGCGATGGTCATGTACTTTGATACAGAGCAAGCCATCACCACGGATCTGCTGAAGTCGCGTGGCATTGACACCGACCGCGTGGCTGTGCTGCCTGTGGCTACCATTGAGGAGTTCCGCCACCAGTGCGTTCTGTCGGTGGACAAGTACCTTGAAGCAGACAAGGACTCCCGCCCCCGCA